GGCTGCGGCGGGTGGTTTTAGTGAAACGCTAAGCGAAGTATTTTCTACTATCGTACATACGGCAGTTTGGGGCGTAAATAAAATCATTGAGGCTTTGAACTGGTTAATCGCTAAACTTAATAGCGTAGGCGATAAGGTGGCCAAATTTTTCGGAGGCACATTTACTGCCATTCAACAAGTAGACACGATTTCCGCTGATACTGCACAAAGTATCGTCAATACTGCCGGCGATATTATGGGGCAAATCACCTCAGGCTTATCCGGTGGAGGTGGCGACCTTAATGTTGGAGGCGGTGGCGGTGGCGACACTTCTGGCGGTGGCTCCGGTGGCAAAGGCGGTGGCGGTAAAGGTGGCAAGGGTGAAGATCTAGCAAAAGAGGCTAAACAAATTCACGAAAAAATCTTGCAGTCATTCTTAGAAATGCAAGGCAACCAAGTAGAGTTAATCGAACTTCAATACAAAAAGGAGCGAGAAGAACTTGAAAAATCGAAAACCGCTAATGAAAACTATCACGAGGACTTGAAATTACTCGATGAAGTTTATGCAGAAAAGCGTATCAAGGCGAAACAGGAAGAAATGACAAAACTACGTGCCATTGAAACTGGTATTCGTGATATGCAACAAGATTTTGCATTTAAAACCGCTAGTAAAGATAGTACAGGTAATGTATCTCCTGCCGTGCAGTTAAAAAATGATTATGAAAATGCCATAGATGAAATTGAGGACCGTTATGCAGATATGGTCGACAAGTTCATGAAAATGGACAAAATGGAGCAACAACATCACATTGATCTGTTAAAACAACGAGGCATTGAATTCGAAATGAGTGCTGACGGACAAATCTCCTATGAGCAAAGGAAAAACGAGGAGTTGTTAGCACTGCAAGACGAATATGCAAAAAAGGCTTTGCAACAACATACTGACTTGGTAAACGAGAAATATGCTATCGATGAGGCTATGCGTACTCAGAACTTCGATGCGTTACAAGCTGCATTAAGTGATGAATATATTGCAGAGCAACAGCACTATGACTCCAAAAAACAACTCCTTGAAGAATGGAAACAAGCTGCAATCGATGCTCATTGGAATGGACAGCAACTATTAATTGACGCTTTAAACGCTGGTATAGATAGTATGCAGAGTGGCATTTCAGGTCTTATTCAAGGTACTACCTCTTTAATGACTGCCATTCAAAATATTGGTAAAGCTATTTTAAAGACTATTGCAGATTTTATTGCAAGTTGGATAGCGGCGATGGTTAAAAAAGCCATATTCGGTAAAATGATGCAATCGCAAGAAACTACAACCAGTATTGCAGCAGCTAACGCTCAATATCCGGCATGGTCTGCATTGGCTCAACAAGTATCTATGGCGACATTTGGTGCTAGTGCTGCGGCTGGTATGGCTGCGTGGACGGCTAATACTACCGCAGGAGCAGGGCTTTCACTTGCTAATGGTGCAACAAGTTTTGCATCGTTAGGATCCGCAAAATTAGACTTACCTAAAATGGCAAACGGCGGTGTGGCTTATGGCTCAACTTATGCTGAAATTGGCGAGGGTAAATATAAAGAGGCCGTATTACCTTTAAGCGAAAGCACATACGACGAAATGGGTGCAGGTATAGCACGTGCCGGTGGTGGTGCTACTGGTGGCATTACGTTCAACGTATCCGCTATGGACGCTCATTCGTTTGGCGATTGGTTAGAGAATTCGGCAGGTCGTTCCTTACGTCAATTTTTAGTTAATCAAAATAGGGAATTCGTAGCTACGGAGGGTACATGGTAATGGCAGATTTATTGAAATTTCCGGACATTAGAACCCTTGCGTGGAAGTCTACAAAGGCTCAAAAATGGGACACTAAGATAAAACGTACAGGGAGTGGCCGAGTACGAACTATGACTACTTGGCAATATCCTCAATATACCATTACAACAGAATTCGCAATTTTAAGCCCAGAAGAACATAAGCGTCTTATGGGCTTTTATGCATCTGTAAAGGGTGGTACTGTTCCATTCTTATGGTTAGATCCCGAGGACCATGAGGAGAAAGGCGTAAGGCTTGGAACTGGTGCACAATCTGAATGGCAAGCAGTTCGCTTATATGGTGATTTTAGGGAACCAGTAGCACATATTGAGAACCTAAAATTATACGCTAATGGTACGCAAGTTAATGCCGTATCAGATAAAGGCGTAATAAGATTGGCTGCAGGTGTTAGGGTATCTCCGACCGCTATTATTACTGCTGATTACACTTACTATTGGAAAGTTATGTTCAGTGGTGATTATACGGACGAGGCCGTTTTTAAAGACGTATTTAAGTCTAAGTCGTTTAAATTGGTTACAGTGAGGTGATTATAAATGAAACAAGTTAGCGAGGCATTAAGCGTTCATTTAAGCAACTCACAGACATTTGTATCTTGCGACTTGTACGAGTTAAGGCTTAAAAGTGGCATTTCTTACTACTGGGCCGATACTGATATTGATGTTAGTTATGGCGGAAACACATACAAGGGCGATGGGCCAATTATTGTGCGTGAAAAGATTTCTACAACCAGTACTGTTAGCGTTGATAAATTAAACGTTACAATAACTGCTAATCAGTCCGACCAAATCGGTGGTGTTCCTGTTCTGACTGTGGCTCATAATGGTGGCTTAGACGGTGCGACTTTAAATTTGAGACGTGCTTTCTTTGACGATAAAGGGAATGTAATCGAATGTATTGATCTATTCAAGGGTATTTGTGAGGTTAGTCAGGGCGGAGGCTTTGCATTAAAGATAAATGCAAAATCTGTAGTCCAAAGGCTTAATATCGAATATCCGAACAGACGATACTATCCGCAATGTCCTTATTCTGTATATTCAAAAGAATGTGGCGTTGATATTACTAAATATCGTAAGCGTGTTACTGTTACCGCTGTAATAGGTACTAATAACGTGCAAGTCGATACTTCGTTTGAAAACGGTTTTTATACTGCCGGCGGTATGGAATGGATAAGCGGACCACTAGCAGGGCAAGCAACTCAAATTATGGATAGTGCTACGAACTCAATCGTTTATATGAGTGCTACGAATACAACACCTAATGTTGGCGATGTGGCATATATCTATCCGGGGTGCGATAAAACACCTGCAACTTGCAAGGCTAAATTTAATAATTTTAGTAGGAACAGGGCAACGCCTTATGTTCCATTAAAGGAGACGATACGATGAAATTGACAACAGGTGAAATGATCGCCGATGCTGCAAAAAAGTGGATAGGCACACCGTATCAAAACAATACTATGGTTCATGGTGTTGGCGTCGATTGCTCCTATTTATTAGTTGCTGCAGTTGTTGATAGTGGCCTAATGAAACGTGATGAGCTAGAAATAGAGAATTATTCGAATGAATGGCATTTACATCGCTCAGAAGAAAAGTACCTAAAGTACGTTCAAAAAGTAGCTGACGAGGTTCCTATTGATGATATTCGTATCGGTGATTTCTTGTTATACCAATATGGGCGTTGCATTTCTCACGGTGCAATCTATGTTGGCAATAATTTAGTTGTACATGCGTTTGTTGATCTAGGCGTAATCTATTCATCTATTGACGATGTATTATTCTATGACGCAAAGGGAAAAAGTCGCTTACGTGCGGTTTACAGATTTAGGAAAGGGGGTAAATAATGGGTTTTCTATTTAGAGGACGGAATACGACCAATCGTGCTGATATGATTTCCGACTTCATGATAAATACTGCCTCTTATGGTGAGGTAGTTCCAGAAGTACTTGGCACTACACGATTAAGTGGTAATATTATTTATTACGATGATTTTACCCCTCATGAGCACAAAACCACTACACGAACTGGCAAGGGTGGTGGCTCAAAGCATACTGAAATAACCTATACATATACAGTGGCATGTGCTATTGGCTTATGTGAGGGCCCTATTCAGGGTATAGGCAAAGTATGGCGAGATAAGGAAATATACGATTATCCTAATGAAAAGATTGAGCTTACTGCATATAAAGGTGATTATGGACAAGCTCCGTGGCCTTATGTAATCTCTAAGCATCCGGAAAAGGCATTGCCTTATAGTGGCTTGGCTTATATGGCAGGCGTAGTTGATTTAGGCGAACGAGGAAGTTTACCGCAATACAACTTTGAAATAAAAGGGAAATTGCTAGAAACTGGCGACGGTGTAGACGTTAACCCAGCCGATTATATTGTGCATGTGTTAAAGTCCATAGGCATTGATGATGTTAATATTGACGGCTTAGAACACTATAGGGAATATTGCAAGGCAGCTGACATTCTTATTAGTACACCGCCAGATAGTAAAAGCTCAAAGGCTCAAACTGTAATTAACGATATAGCTGAGATTACAAACAGCCTTGTCTTTTGGTCTACAGACCGACTTAAAATTGTACCGTTAGCCGATAAGCCTATAGGTACATGGAGCCCTTACAATCAAATTCAATACAACTTAAATGCTGATGATCTTATTCCGGCTAGCGATGGGCAGTTAGTTGTGTATAAGAGAAAGGACAGCTCAGAAAGTTATAATCAAGCGACTGTTGAGTTTATTAATCGTGCGAACGGTTATGAGAAAGAGACAGTCGCTTTTGAGATTGTAGCCGATGTGCAAAAGAATGGTTTAAAGCCGGCATCCAAGAAGTCTGCACATTATCTGTATACTAAGGCAAGGGCTCAATACTACGCCGAGCAATTAGCTATGAAACGGCTATACGCTAAAAATCAATACACGTTCCGTTTAGATTGGGCGTTTTGCAGGTTAGAACCGGGCGACCTTGTTACTCTTACCGACGAATTATGTGGCCTAAATAAACAGATAGTTGTTATAACATCTGTATCTGAGGCAGCTGACGGACAGTTAGAAATTACCGCCGAGGGTAAACCGCCCGGCACGTATGCTCCGGCTAAATACAACGTGCATGAGAACGAGCGACCTTTTATTGATTACAATCAAGCTGCACCAAGCGTAAATGACGTTGCCATATTTCAAACTGTTGGCGATGTTGGTGGTAATCAGATATTCGTTGGGGTTAATGCTCCGAGCGGTTGGGGTGGTTGCTCCGTGTGGGTATCCGATAATGGCGAAAATTATCGACGTATAGGATCTATTACGCAACAAGCTAGAATGGGTAAATTGAAATACGGCTTTGCTCAAAATGGCAATTTCTGTAACGTTGTACTCAATCAAGGGGTGTTGAAAAGTGGAACCCATGTCGATGCTGAACGTGCCAACACCTTATGTTGGATAAATGGCGAGGCGTTGAGCTATGAAGCTGTAGAAACTCATCCGGATAATTGGTATACGTTGCGAGGTTTAGTTCGTGGCCAATATGGAACTAATGCTATTAATCATGGTGCAAATGAAAGATTTGTCAGGGTTGACGAGGCTTTATTCCATTATCCTTATCGAAAAGAGGATATTAACAAGACGGTATATCTCAAGTTCACTTCATTAAATGTATTCGGAAGTAACGAACAGGGGCTTGATGAGGTAAGAGAATATCAATATAAGATTGTGCCTTATTATATCCCAGAAGTGAATAATTTAACGTTATTTACTAAGTACTACAAGATAGGCAATGGGGTATTATCTTTTGATGTTGTGGCTCAATTTGATACTCCTCAAATTAATAGCTTTGATACTGTCGAACTTTGGTATCGTGAGGGCAATGCAGCTTGGAAGTATGGGGGAAATGGTAACGGTCAAATCTCTATTAGTGGTTGTGAACTTGGACATACTTACGAAGTGAAAGCTATTGTTAAGGACGTACATGGAAATACTTCGCAAGGTGTTACAAAGTCCATTACTGTTGCCATGAAAACAGAAATTCCGAATGCACCGCAAGGCTTTTCTATTACATTTAGCGATAAAGCCAATTTTAACTGGCTTGAAGTTCGTAATGCTGACATAGATTTCTATGAGTTGCGACTTGATACAAGGACAGGGCAGAACGATGGCTTGATAGGTAAAAGCAATAATACTACTTATAGTGGCATGCTGCGTGAACGTACTGGCAAAGTTTATCTGTATGCACATAACCCATCAAAAGGCTATGGAGCACCTGCCGAGTTGACTTACAACGTGCCTGCTCCACCTAAGCCAACTAACGTAAAAGTTAGTGGCAATCTAAATGGCGTAGGGGTTATATTCCAATATATTCCAGCCGGTTGCAAGGGTGCTAATGTCTACGTTGATAATACTGTATATTTCACATCAACAAATGTAATGAACATCCCTTTAGAGGCCGGAATATATTCCGTTAAAGTAGCTTATGTCGATATCTTTGGTGAGGGGCCAAGAACTGACGCCATATCTGCTACTGTTAAAGCTAAAATAGATAGCAAACTACTTGATATGGAGGATTTAGGCATAGCCGATATGGATAAGGCCGTAAAAGCCTTAAAAGCAGAGGTTGGCACAGTAAAAACCGATGTAGACGGCTTTAATAGTAAATTAATCGACCAAGCTAATGCATTTCAACGTACTGTTGCTGATCTAAACAAAAGTACCACTTCGCAAATAACTCAAATATCTAAGGGGCTTGAATTAAAAGTATCGCAAGCTATTAATAGCCTCGATGGACGTGAAATTGTAAGCCGTATTAATCTTACGCCAGCCGGTACTAAGATTGACGGCAAGTTATTGCATGTTACTGGGCAAACTGTATTTGACGATAATGTAATAGCTCGTAGAATGATACAGGCAAAGGCGATTTCTGCTGACAAAATCAGTGTTGATAACTTAGCAGCCATTTCTGCAAATATTGGTGATCTAAGAGGTGGCACAATCACCGGTACCGTTATTAAAAATGCATCTAATACGTTTAGCGTTGACGCTAACGGTAATATTAGAGGCGTAAACATAACTGGTTCTAGAATTGACGCCAACAGTGTATATGCTAATGGCGAACCACTAAAGAACACTAACTTCATGAGCTTACATGTTGTTAGCGGACAGAAAATTGTCTTGCCTGCCGGATATAACTATGAACGTTGTTTATATTATTTGACAAACGTCAAAATGAAAACCGATGCAGCTTATTCTATTGGAGGTCGTTATTTTAACGATAGCGATATGAATAAAATCCACGATTTCAACAATCGCTACTCCATGTATTGGAACAACAAACCGGGGAATGGTAAGATTAACGATTTAGAGGGTGGACACTGGTTGCATGGCGAACCTTTGCAGAATAGAATATTCTATCCTAATAACGACGCTCCATTCGGTGGCGTATTTTCATATGGTCGTGGTCATGAAAAAAACACCCTTGGTAAATGGTTCAGAGGTTGTGGAATAACTAAAGAGGGTTATTTTTATTATTTCTATAACTCAGGCGAATTTGGGTATTATGGCGAGGCTGATTTACTTATCATTTCATTCTGGTAAGGGGGTTATATGGATCTAGTAAGACGTGAAAACGAGACTTTACACGTGGGGGAAGATTGGCGTAGGGCTTATACCATTGTTGATGATATAAGCCTAAATAACGCTAGTGCCGTATGTAAAGTTCGTACTAAACAAGGCAAGGTGCTTTGTGAGGCTAAAACAAGCGTGAATGGGCAAACTATTTACGTTACTATCCCAAAAGACAGCACATTAAGCATTGATAAAACCTATAACAAGGCTCAATATGACGTATTCTTAATCTTAGAAGAACGTACATATAAGCTAATTATGGGTGAAATTACTATTATTCATGATGTATCTATGCATTAAATAAAGGAGCAAAATCATGGCAGAAACAAAAACACTTCAAGAAATTTTACTTACATTGGGTGAAAAGCCTTTAAATGTAAATGTAAGCCTTCCGGGCATTAAAGGTGAAAACGGTCAAGACGGTCGTAATGGTGCTGACGGTTTAAGTGCATACGATATTGCACAACTAAATGGATTTAAAGGAACTCAACAAGAATGGCTAGATAGCCTAAAAGCTGGTGCCATTGCAGATGAGGCACGCACAATGCTATTGAATGGCAACGTGTGGTGTAAATCTAACTCTATTGCAGATGTATTGGCTGCGGTGATTTCTAATTTAGGTAAAGCGTTCCCACGCACTGAATTTAAGCCGTTGAAAGTACCTAACGTATTACAAGGTCAACGTATTATCGCTGTGGAGGGCGAGCCTCATTACTTTGTTAAAGTTGCAGGCATGGAAACTCAGTTCGAGATTGGCGACAATGGAACTGGATCTATTTCTATTGAACCTATGGGCGTTGACGATGTACATTTAACTTACCATAATTTCACAGGCGAAAAAGTAGGCGATTATACAGTCGCAGGTGTTGTCGGTGAAAATGATACTCCGGCTAATGATACTTTCGAAGAAAATGGTGTTAAATTTAAATTATACGGCCGTAAAGTTGTTATTAACGCAACGGCTTATACTGGCAATGACAATTCTGACTATTATCAAGGTGAACCTAAATTTAATTTCTTTGGTAAATGGAATAAAAGTGATATTGATACTATCGAAATTTATGCCAACAAGCCACGAGTGTTATTTGTAAATACATCCAACTTAGCTTTGAAAGCAGATGACTTAAAAGGCAAGATGATTATTGTTAGAAATCCTAAAAACATTTCTTTCAAAACTGGTAACGGTTGGGAAAATAATCAAGCATTCGTTATTGGTACGCTTGAATATGGCACACATCAAGTAGATTTCCGTGGCTTGAATGGAATTAGTTGGAATGACACAAATCATCGTTATGAAAACACCGGTTATTCTGCAGACCGTTTATAATAGGTGAACGCAATGCAAGAGTTAACACATTTCATAAATGAGGCGTGGCGAATGCTTACGGAGTCATTTGCTATTAAAGCCTTGCTTGCGGTAGTTGCGGAAGTCGGTATATACATGTTAGGTCTTAAACACGTACAGGTGTTAGGTATATTCATTTGCCTAGTGTTTTTAGATCTATTCACAAAATGGTCTGCGATTGGCTATCAAATGTTAGTTGATATGGGGGCAAACCCTGAGAATATCGGTGGTTTTGACAAATACATAGCCATTCCAGCTGCATGGGGAAAAGGGCTTATATCGTCCAAACATATGCGTAAGCCTTTCATTACAAAGGTATTAACATATTGCCTAGCGACTGCCAGTGCGTGGTGTTTTGATTTCATGGCCGGCAATTACGCATTCGCAGTCAATCTTGTATGGTTATATCTTGCTAGTGTCGAATTTCTTTCCATTTTGGAGAACCTACGAGACGGTGGTAACACTACCATACAAGGGTTGTTAGATTTGGTTCAATCTAAAGTTGACATGCTTTTAAAGAAATAAGGTTTTTATATAGGGCTGCATAATTGTGGCCCTATTTTTAATTGGAGGTGCATATAATGAAAATTGGTACATACTTTGATGATTACGAGTTCGCTTGTAGTTGCCATCGTCATGAGGTCGATGAAAATGGCCATAATAAATTGGACCATATCATTGACAAAAGATTGGTCGATTTACTTGATAGAATTCGTGAACGCTTAGGCGTTCCGTTATATATTAATAGCGGTTATCGTTGCCCTGAACATAATGAGGAAGTAGGGGGCGTGCCTAATTCTCAGCATGTAGAGGGTACAGCCGCCGACATTACATACGATGGTATTGATGTTGATTATCTTGCACAAATTGCCGAAGAATGTGGGGCCGACGGAATTGGTTGCTATTACTATCAAGACTTCGTGCATGTTGATGTTAGGGGCTATGCAGCACGTTGGAATGATCTCGACTAAATAAAGGGGTTATATATGTATGAGAAAATCACGAACTACATCAATGCGTTTAAATCTCAGATTACTATTAAGCGGCTTATTATTGGTTGTGGTTGTTTGTTGCTCCTCATTGGTGCATGCCAACTCATTGACGGCTACTTCACCGCAAGAGGCAACTATCAACGTGCCATTGACAAGTTGGAACGAACTCAAAGGGAACTTGATACAAGCCGACGCCTTAATCAAGAGCTCAAACTTGTCATTGAACGAGGCTCAGACCTTAACCGCCAAGCAAGCGACCGAATTGAACGAATTGAAGATTATCAACGAAGAACGGAGCAAGGAATTGGCCGAGCTCAAAGCTATCAACGAGAAACAGGGGCAAGAGTTAGTGAAAGCATCGGAATTAATAACCGAGCAGGCGAGCTCATTGGAAACAGCCTCCGAATCATTGAACGAGTTGAAAGCGGAAATAAAGAATAATAAAAAGACAGAACAAAGGTTACGCCGGCAACGTGATACATGGGCTATTAGCAA